GTTAAAGCTGAAGTAAATACAATCGTTGAACCAGATATAGTATATCCACCTACATTACCTGATGATGTTGGTTCTTGAATAATACCATTTAAAGATACGATACAGTTGTTTGCTGATTGTGGAAAATAAGCAACACCACCATTTAATAAATTGAATGTATCTGTGGCAGATGTAACTATTGCGTCAAGTTTTACGAAGTTTCCTACAACTGGTTGTTTGCCGATATAAGCCATATTATCCTATTATAGCTTTAATCTCAGCATCATTCAAACCTAATGCTTTAAGTTTGTTAAGTGCTGATTGTTTGTTATCTATTTTAGCTTGTTCTTCAACTTCAATTTCTGCAAGACATTCTGGTACTAAATCTAATATATCTTGTTTATTAATTGGTTGAGTTCCATTTTCCCAAACTAATGTATTAATATCTTCACCAGAAATACTTGCTTCAGCACTTGGATTAATTTTTTTTATTGCTTTAAATATTGCGTCTATTGTTTTCATAATTATCCTTTAATTTCAAATGCTGTTATTGAACCTTTTATATTTTGTATATTTAATCTAAGAACATCTGCGGTTGTGTTTCTAATATAAACTTGATATGTTATAGCTGAAGTTGTATTTGGACTATCTAAAATTGACATAGCTAATGGCAAAGCAGCATCACTAGTAGCATTATACAGACCCAATAATCCTTTATTACTTGCAGCACCTAAATCTGTTGCATCTCTAAAAATTGTACCAAAATAATATGCACTTGTATTAGGTGAATATAAATTTGTATTTACTATTAAAAATATTTTATTACTTGCTGAAGATGGTGTTATTGTAACTGATAAAGTGTTTGAGGCAGTAACAAATGAAGTTGAATTTGTAGTTCTTTCAGTAGAATCAGTGGCAGTTAAAACCTGAATTACTTGTCCAGCAGTAGCACCTGCACTTGCCCAGCTATTATCTCCTCTTAAAAATGTAGATGCACTTGGTGTTCCTGTTGCAGAAAGTTTTGCTAAAGCAATAGTAGCATTTGCTATATCACCATTAACAATAGTTGCGTCTGTAATCTTTGCAGATGTTATAATGCTATCTGCTATGTCAGCAGAAGTTAAAGGTACGGCACTTGGAATATTACCTAAATATCCTGCCATGATTAACCTACGTCAGTTAATAACTGTAAATGGACATCACAGTTGCCAGAAGCGTCATCTGTTTGTGCTTGAATTTTATCTGAAGTTTGAAGAACTACTTTTGGAAGTTCTAAAGAAGAACCAGCAGGAAGGGGTGCATTTTTAAAAATGAATTTACCAGCACTTGCTGAGTTATCAAATTTTTTAACTGATACATTCATTGAAGTTGTAGTTGTGTTTGCTATTGTTCCAGCAATCATTAAAGATTTAGTTGTTGCTGTGAATACGTCTGTAAGAGTTGCGTTTGTTAAACTTGTTTGTGCGTCTGAAAAATTATTTGCCATATTTATCCACCTAATGCTACTGCGAATGGTATTGAGTTAGGGTCGCTTTCCGTAACACTTATCCCACTCGGTAAAGTTATTGCGTTTGTTGATGTATTAATACTAAACAGTTCTAAACTATCTGTTCCGTCATACACTTTTATCTTATAAGTATTTGCTGTTGCGTTGTCAATCCAAATCGTTCCAGCAGTTGCACTTGCAGGAGTTGTGCTTCCAATATGACTAGAATTTACTGCTGATAAAATATTATTAAGTTCGGTTCTAAATGAACCAAATGCTTGGTTTGCTAAAGATACGTCTGATACTTGTGCCATATAACCTATTACCTTTTATAGTTAGTTTTTGCAATCATTAATTTTTAAGACCATAACCGATTGCTTGATAATCAAATATACGACTTACTATTGTATTTGATGAGTTATAGAATGTTAAAGAAAAACCAGTTTTAGATTTTGAAGTAATTAAAAAATAATCTCCAGTAGCCATATTTTGACCAGTAACAATAATTGAAGGTATGTCATAGAACGAATTAGTAAATGTAATATTATAAGTTCCTGCACCTGAAGTTATATCATCACCTCTTTCACTTCGTTTCTCTAATACTAATTTAACTACTAAGTTAGTTACTAATGGTCTTGCATTATTATCTAATGAATTTAATTCAGCTTTAAATTTAAAGAACCTACCTTTAAAAGTTCCTTGTTGTGATATTTGTGAATAAGTTGTTATTGCACCAAGACTTGTATCTGATGCACCTACATAAATAAATGCTGAGTTATTAGTTGGTGCGTTTCCATCAAAAGGTGCTTGTGCATCTTCAAATAATACTGCCCCTCTACCTGAATCAAATAAATCATAAGGGTCATCTGAAATCATATCTAATCTTATTTGAAATGTTGCATCATAAATTGCATCTAAACTAAATGAATTTGCAAAGGCATATTCTCCTTCGCTTGATATGTTATCTTCTTCTCCACCAGTATCAAAAAATAAACCAGTAGAATCTTTTGCATCAAATAATCCAGTTGCAGAATCAAACAATGAAATTGTATCTAAAGTAATAGCTGGGTTGCCATCAGGGTCAGTAGTTAAAAATGTATTAGTATATGTTCCTGCGAATGTTGGCATTATTCTGTTATCACTCCTATTGATTCAAAGTTTTCTAATCTACTTACATTTGAAAATATTGTAGCTGGTTCAGCAGATTCATTTCCTAATTTATCTACTGCTTTAATCATTAATGCAAAAGGTGGTTCTAAAATATTAATAGTTTTAGAATTTGATTTTCTTCTTGGTACTTGCACTAAGTTAGTTGAGTTATTCCAAACTGCACCACTAGCAACTTTTTGATAACGTATTTCATAAAATTCAATATCTAAATCCGATACGGGTGTCCAAGATAATTCCATTTGATTTGAACCAACTAAACTTATAGCAAAAGAAGAAACATTAGATGGAGTAGCTGTTGCACCTATTACAAGTCTATTTGCTGTTACGAATGTTGATCTTACACCTAAAGTGTTTATTGCCCTTGCTCTAACTTGATAAGTAGCACCATCAATAGCATTTAATAAATCATAACTTAAAGCTATGCCTCTACCAATAACTCTAAAGTCATCACTTACAGCAATTCCTTTTCTGTCAAAAGTTTGTTTAACTTCTACTTCGTACTGATCTACAAAAGCATCAGGTGATGCAGTTATATCTACTTTTAATCTAGTTATACAAGTTCCATCATTATATTCAATTAGATCATCTGATAATGTTATTGCTGAAGGTGGGGCAACAGAAAAAGGATTTGGAAGTGTTGTATCAGAAATAGTTGGTGCTTCTGCTTTAGAAGTCCAAGTGTAGAAATTATCTTGATGCTCTATAAGTTTTAATGAAACTGTTGAATCTGTATTTATACTTAATCCATAAACTCTAAATGGTTTAGCACTAAATCCACCAGTAGAATAAGTTAAATCAACTATATCACCTATTGTTAAATTTAATGCTTCTGAAGTTACCATAACTTCAACAGCTAAAGCATTTCTTGATCTTCTTAATATAATCTCGCAAAGTTCTTCAGCTTGATAAGGATTAGTAATTCCTTGAAATGTAAAATTGCCTTCTAATTGAGTTCCATTATCTTCAGCTAATAAGGTAGCGTATCTATCACCAACTGGTAATCCAGAATCATCAGCAGGTGGAAATGTTATTGTATCTTCTTGCCACTCTTTATCAGGATTAACAAATGTTCCTATAACACGATTGTATTTAGTGTTTTTCTTTTCACCAAATATTTTAATACCACCAATTATATTATCTGAATTTAAACTTAATGAAGATGTTCCAGTATTCTCAATAATTAAAAAATACTTACCTTGTGTGTAGGTAAATATTGCTCTCATTGGATTTAATAATTCTCTTACATTGTCTATTACTTTTTGTTCTGTATCTATAACTAGATTTGTTTCAAATAAATCTATATCTGATGGTGCTGAAGTATATGGAGTAACTTGTGTTTCACAAATATTTGCACTTGTTTTAAAAGAATCATAATTAGTTTCAAATGATGAATTTGGCAAACCTTTTCCATATCTAGTATTTCTTAAATAATCTAAAAGACATAAAGCTGAATTGGGTGAATATGTCCAAGT